GGTCCCCGCTGAGGTATCGTTGGTAGAGCTACTAGAAACCGTCAACACGGTCGCCGCAGACAGGTATGAATACAAACCGCCTTGAGGCCAAATGGTTTCAACGGAATTAGCAACTTGCGGATTGTTTCCGAACTTGTAAATGGACTTATGATAGGCAATCTGTCCCCTAGCCACTTGTAACTCAAAAGGCTCACTGGTGCCTATTCGACTAATTGAAGAAACTTCGCGAGCCATGTCAGTACCTTAGCTGTAAAACACTGTTAATGCAGTGATATTAGTCAGCGTTCCGATATAAATATCAGACACTTTGATTCCCTCATCAGGGATGTTGACCGAGTGCGTCTCGCTAGCGACAAAATCCAAGTCTAGAACAGTAGCTCCACCGTTCCCGTCAGTTACAGTTAAACGCGGGGTTCCCGTAGTGGTTAACACTTGAATCTGGCGTATACGAGCAGGCCCCACACCAGCGGAGCCTGTCCCGGTCAGACGTTTTGCTTTTACGTCTGAATTAGCCATTACTATTCCTTATGCAATCGTTGCGCCATTGTTGCCCACAACTACCCAACCTGCGGTTGTGCCGTAAACAAGAACTACGCCATCGCCAACATCATTAAAAGTAATTGTAGTACCACCGGCAAGAGTTGTTGGAGTAAGCGTTCCGTCTCCTCCATCTACGACCATTGTAATAATCTTAACTTGACCGGCTGATCCGTCAGCAAGGGTTAGTGCATTTGCACCCGTTGTAGTTACTTCGGTGATCAAATCAGTAAGGTTGACAGCCCCCGCACCACTTAGAGATTGCACTGAACCCGTGATGATGTCGCTGTAAGAAGTGCCTACTGTAATAGCGCCAGTAGTCGCGTTTTTAGATACGGACTGAAAACCGTTTTCTGATCGAACGGGTCCGTTAAAGGTAGTGTTAGCCATGTGAGTCTCCTGTCGTGGCTAGTGTCAGCCTCTGGATAAGGCTGTCAGGAAATAAAAATAATATCACAAATGTTCCACGTGGAACAAAAAAGCCGCCCGAAGGCGGCTCTCTTTTTTAGGCACCCGGTGTGCCAAACACACAACGCCAATCAGAAACGCCGAAACTGTAACGCTCACGCGCCTTAAAGCGCATGTTGCCAGTGTCGAAGTCGCCTTCCATAGCAGTCTTGATCGGGCTGCGGTTAAACAACTTAAAGCCGTTAGGCGCATCAGTCTTAATGAAAAATGCGTCAGTGTCGGTCAAGAAGTGGTTTACAACAGCGCCGTCAGGGAGCATTCCCATAGACTTCATGGCGTTAAGGTCGTTGTCCGCTGTACCCGGACGAAGGTTGGAGTTAATTACTCGCTCTGCAATGAATTGCAGTTCCTTCGGGATAATCAGCTTCATGCCACGTACCGCAATCTTCAGACCACGCTCATCGGTAAAGCCAGCAATGTCGATCAGCATTTGCTCAAGAGAAGTCTCGTTGAGATCAGCCGCCACAGACAATTGGTTACGCTGGTTGCCTGACAGAGAAGGGTGAGCAGAAGAGCAGAGTGCGGCTCCGTCACCTACAGGTGCCGAAGTGCTAAAGGCATTGTTCAGGATTGAAGCGGCCTTAATCTGCTTGGTTTGTGACATAGATCGTGCCAAAGCACGGGTGTAGCGAGAAGCTAGCCGGTCATACAGGTTATCTTCAATTGCTTCCTCAGTAATAGAGAAGGCAAGAGCGATAGTCTCGTGAGTATAACGAGCAGTGAAAGTCTCCTGCGCGTTATCAAACGATACTGCACCACCCTCTGACTTAACCGGCGCAGTGCCGAAGCCAGAAAGCATTACTTCTTCTTCAAAAGCACGGTCTGAAGACTCTTCGTCGAAGATCTCAGCATGCTCTTTTTCGTAGCGATCATACTCAAGGCCGAAGAGAGCGTTCAGTCCGGGCTCAAGCTCCTTCGCCAATTGTGCGCGAGAAATAGCCATTACTTAATCTCCCTTAAATACCAGTTGAGTCGGCAGTCGTTTGAGAATCAAAACGACGGCTGCCCGCGTTGAAGTGAGCGTTCAATCGAACAAGAAGATGAGCCCCTGCTGACGCGTAATCATTGTTAGCGTCATCATCGACCAAACCTACGATACGCAACGGCAAAGTAGCCGTGGTAGCAACACTAGACACAGAAAGCTGCGAGTTAGACTTACCAGTGTCGGTAGAGCCTGTACGCGCAGAAGTGCCAAGGCTTGCATTGGCGAAAACAGTAGCCAGTGCAGTAGCTCGGTCAGTGAGGGTAGCATCCGCCGCTACGACGAACAGTTGATTGGGGTTATCAGCTACAAGAGCTTTTACCGGGTAGTTAGTGTCTACAGACACGCTACCTGATCCGGGCCAGTAGTTGAGCCAAACGGGCTTCTTCTGGGTCGAATCGTGATACTGAACCCCGACGAGAACACCAAGGGCTTGCGTAGTGCCGCCCGCAGTATCTCCAGCTTGGTCAATTACGCCTGCCGCAAGAGGAACAACAATTGCACCGTTATAGATAGCATTTGTGTTGTTACTGGCAATTTCATACTCAGTAACACCAGTGCTGTTAGCACCGCTTCCTACTAGACCAACAGGACGAAGACCAAAGGCAGTTTCTTGATTTGCCATGAGTTATTTCCTCGTTCTGTGCGGCCCTATTTTTTGGGGCCGCCAAAAGTTACACGACTTTGACGCTCGGGTTTGCCGATTGTCATAGTTGGATGAGCGTTTTCTCGCAGCATATCACTTTCAACAGCTTCAATTTGATCCGCGTTTCGTTGAGCAAAATACTCAGCGCGTTCTTGAACCGTTTCAACCGGTATGCGAGCAAGCATTAATCCACCGACGCCAAACACACCCTCATATTTACCTGAATCAATTACCGGGGCTTCAAACTCGGGATATTCATCTTGCCGTACTAGCTCATAGCCTTCCCGCAATCTGGCAGAAATATTTTTCGTGTCATCAAAGCCACGAACTTCTGCACGAATCCATCGATGTTTAAAGCCTTCTGGTGCAGGCGGTGCGTCTAACATAGACGGGGGAGCCCAAGGCTTACGCTGTCCCTGTTTCTCCCTTGACGCTGCTTCACGTGAGGAGCGCTTAATGCCCTCAAAGCCTTTCTTCTCTTCGGACATAGTATTACTCCTTTACGTATTTCGCGTATTCTTCAAGCGGCACTCCCAACTTTTTAGCAATTGCTACTTGGGTCGGGGAGAGTTTGACCCTTTTACTGCGCCCAGAACTACTGGAGCGTGACACGCCAGCCACCGTCTGAGCGGGTTTGCGGCTGGATGATTGCTCTTCTCCAAATTTATGCGGAAACTCCCGCTTAATTCTAGAGTCTAGCTCATTATAATAGTCATCGGTTTGAGGATCAAACCCTTCATCTTCAATAAGTTTTTTATGAATCCCAAAAGCAGCAAACGTCATGGCTTCATCTTGCCCAAACCATGAGTTTTTTTGGGCCCATTGCTCGGCTTTTGGGTCTGGTTTTTGTGGTTGCGGAGGGGGTTGGGGAGCTTCTTGAAAAACCGGTTGTTGGGTTTGATTTCGAATTTGTGACTGCCGTTGAGCGCGACTATAACCATCTGCGGCAATAGCTAAATTTGTTAGGTCTTTTTGCGCGGCAACCGTAGCTTCGGCATCTCCAAGCTCTACGGCTCGTTTAAGGTTGGCTTCGGCCTGTTGTTGTTGCAAAGAAAGACGGGTGCCGTACTCAGACATGTAGCCTTGGTCTAAGTTTTGCATCCTTGAGCGCAGTTGCTCCGCTTCACTTTGGACGTTTTGCGCGTAACGAAGCGCTTCTTCACGCTCTCGCTCGGCATCTCGCATTTTTTTAGTCAAACGGTTAATCCGCTTTTGCACGGATTCACTGTATTGCTCTATTTCCTGCTCCTCTTGAGCCGTTTGTTCTTCCGGCTGTTCTGGTTGCTCAAGCTCTACTTCCGTTTCTTGAGCGTCACCTACATCCAACTCAAACTGAGCTTCTTCCGCAGCATTGGCCATGCTGTTTACCCTCCTTAAAGACTCAGAATATCTTCTGGGTCATCTATGGTTGCTAAAATTTCATCGTCGTTCAAAATTCGGCACTCTCCGCCCTCAATTCGGAACCTAGATCCCGCATATCGCGCAAAAACTACCCAATCTTTTTCCTTACACCACGGTCCATCGGGAAATTTGTCGGTATCTTTGTAGCAAAGAGATCCCTGTTTGACGACATAACCCACAACTGTTTGGATTTGCGTGTCATCTAGCACTTTATTGGGGATATAAATACCACCTTCGGTGGTTTCTTTGCCACGATACGGAAGAATTAGCATTCTCCAGCCCGTGGGTTGCGGCATTCTCTCCAGTAAGCTTGTTTCCATAGCGTTTGGATCAAGAACTTTAGGTTGGGGGGCTTTGTAAAAAGACTTCACGCCTTCGGCGGCAGCCTCCAGATCGACTTTTCCAGCCAAATCAGTCATTTAGTTGCTCCTGTTGTTCTAGCAGGCCCGAGAGTTCCTGTGCAATAAAGTTAAGTGCCGATAGTTCGCCCATCAAGTTTTGATACTGCTCCATCGACTTGACATGGTTGTTTTCCAACAACTCTAAAATTTGAACACGGCGGTCTTTTATTGCCCTTTGAATAAATTGAGCTAAATATAAAGAATCCACATGCGCTCCATCCTAGAATATCGTATCTATATATCACGACTGTCTAAGAGAGGCAACTAATATGTCCACATGACCGGGCTAGTAGTCCGTATATCTACATGAACAAACGTTTTTGCTACGCCTATGCCGCCAAATCCTAACTTTAATGCTTCTTCTACAATTTTCCGGCGTTCTATGCCGTTATCCGCGTGGATGTCTGCGGCAATCCCCTGTGCATGAGTGCCGGGTTTGATTTTGGCTTTTTCTATGGTGTGGTTGGGTGATCTATACCCCGAGGTGATGTGAAATGGAAAATCACACGCTTCCCGAAGCTCATCTAATCTACGAATAAATTCGGGGGATATTTTATTTTCTCCGGTTTCTGAACAAACAAATTCTTCTTCTTTAAAGTATTTGTAAGTCATTCTTTTCTACCAAGAAACAACCCAAAAGCGCCCGTAAGCGCACCTGTCATTACGGAAACCAATGCCGCCTGCTCCGGGTTAGGGTCCGGCAGGCTCATGAACCACTCGACTGTTCGATATGTCATAAAAATCATGGCAAACATCAACAGTCTTGGAACAATTCTCCAAGCGTTTAACTGCTCTGGAGTCATTTCTTTTTCATCTTCATGAGCTTGTCAGCACCACGGATTCCAAATGACGCAGATACTGCAAGAAACAATAGATACTGATACCAATCTGGCAAAGTATCCAAAGCAGCAAAACTGTCGTGAACCCGGTCAACAATAGTAGGATCATCAACGATGATGCTCCAACCAAGAGAAAATAACGGCACCGCAAGCACAATTGTCCAAAATTCATCTTTCCAACTAGCGGCAGACGCATCTGCCATTTTGGATTCCCAATCAGCATCATTTTGAATTACCTGTAGCTTTGCTTGGTGCTTCGCCTGTGCCTGCTCATGCTTGTTGTTTAAATACCCCCCAACCAAACTGGTAATCGGGGATATTAATGCTTGCCATGCCATCAAAAAATACCCTGAAATCGTTGTTTTCGGAGTGCAATCGGGCTGTAGCCCTTAACCATGCCCCCTGTTGCCATTTTTCTAGGCTTCTTTTTGCTTTTTCCAGCCACATTTAAGGCAATAGCAACCGCCTGATCTTGAGGCTTGCCCTCTTTCTTCAGGCGGCGAATATTGCCGCTAATTTGCTTTGGATTGTTTCCTCGCATTAAAGGCATAGTTAGCACCTTAACTTTGCAGTATACCTTGATCTTGCATTACGTTTATGTGCCCGAATTTGGAGGCCGCTATATTTAAGTGGGGGTGCAATTTTTGTAATTCTGAAGCCAAATCACTGACTAACTCTATTTGTTCCGGTGAAGCAAACCTCGGCACCATAGAATTTCCGGCATTGTTTAAGCGATTTATTTGCTTTGGTAAAAACTGCCCCATTTGACCGCCTGTTGCAACGCCCCCCGCTAACAGTCGTTGCTGTTCTTGCAACGAAGATAAACCTTGCGGAGGCCCAAAGACCATTTGTTGGATATCTGCTTCGGATTTTCCGCTAAATCTAGGGTCATTCGCTAAAACCTGCATCGACTGACCTCCCGGACCCTGCAACGCCATTGTTACACCCGCGCCTGTAAGGCTTGCGTTAGAAAAAAGCGGGTTTGGCGCAGGAGAAGAAAAAGACGGGGCATTTACCGAGCCCTGTCTAATACTGTTTCCAAACGGCATTCCTAGCCCACTAGGTTGCCTAAAATTCGACATGCCTGATGGGGAACTGGAAAAAAGACTTTGCCCTGAAAAATTATTTCCACCCATGCTGCCAACGCCACTAGAGTTATACACGTCCTTAAACTGAGCAAGACGCGCAATGCCCGTGTCAAATTGTTCGGGAGACATTTGAGCAAACATGTTTACCAAGGAGGCAATCCCTTCTAAAGACGTACCACGGTTACCCCCAAACCCTTGGTTAAAACTAGGGTAAGACCCATAAAACGGTTGATTGGAAATGCCGGAATAACCTCCGCCATAACCCCCGCCAAACCCCCCGTTGAAACCAAACATAGTTAGGCGTTTATAAACCGTGAGCCGCGAAGAGCCGCACCCATACCACGTTTTGTACCCGTGGTAACCTTGGCAAACTCAATATCAGGGGTTGCTACATCCTCTGTTTTTGCATAAGGAATAGAACCTTGACCCTTGATCACAGCCTTATTGACAGGGCTGGGCGGGTTTACGGGAGAAGTTCCATTACATTTTACTTTCATGTCATTGATTCCTATTCATTTGTTGCTTCAATAACTCTCGTTCAAGCGCCGCATCGATTCGTGCCTGAGTCTGGCGCTCTTGGCTAGCGAGCCTCTGCTGGAATTCTGTGGCCTTGTTTTGCATACGTTGCTGATCAAGCTGCAATTCTGCTTGATCCATTGCCGCGTCCGCCTGTTGCTTCTGAGCATCCAACTGCAACTCTTGTTGCTTCAATTGTATCAAAGGATCTGGTCCCTGCTGTCCTTCTCCTGCGATCTGTGCAGTCAGTTGCTTTAAATTGCCAAACTCTTGAGCATTCATCTGCGCGGTCATAGACTCTAACTGAAGCTCCATGTCCGGGGTCAGTTGCTGGCCACCCGTTTGTTGCAACAATTGCGCCGTAGCCAACTCCTGACACTTTATCTTTACATGCTCAATAATGTGTTTTTGTAACGAAATTGCCGACTGAGGCATGGCCTGCAACATGGGTGACGTTCCAAACGTCAGATGCGCCATGATGTGCGCGTCATGATCTTGACCCTCAAAAGCCTTCAACTGCACGTTATCTAGACAATCTATATTCTCTTGTGCGGGGTCTTTTGGAATCGGATCATCAGAAGATGGGGCAATCAATACCTTGTCTATGTCGTTGATTCCTAGCGCCTCATACATGCGCCGAAACGCTTCGTGCATGTCGTGCATTTGCGGTGCTTGCATAGCCATCTCAAGCTGTGATTGCGCCATCGCAATGCGCTGGGCCTGAGAAAACGTATTCGGGTTGGACACAGGAACCACATCCACGCGGTCATCAAAATCCTCCCGCATAATCGTGCGATCCCCACCAGAAACAGCATACGGGTACTCCTGCGGCAAATACTCCGACATTACCCGAGCCAAAAGCTTAAACTCTTGCTTCATGCTGTAATGCAGGCGCTTATGCACCGCGCTCATGACCCGTGAGCCCTGTTCCAACAACGCTACCGTAGTGCCCACAGGAGCCTGTTGATTGCCGTCCCCAACCTTCATATCTGTGATAGTGGCAAACCTACGGCCCGCATCCACCACAAAGCTGAGAAGCTGCATCAACGTGCCGTCAGGACCCTTAAAAGGCAACGGCATCAAAGAATCTCGAATCGCCCCACCCGGCGCGTCTACGTCCCTAAATTCACCCGGCTGTAAAGGCTCGTCATCATCTCGGACCCTAAGTCCTCTAGCTTTAAAACCAGCAGGCAAATTAGAGAGAGTACCAGCATCAATAAGCTGGCGAAGAGCCGCCGTAGCTGTTCTGGACAGGCCGCCAATAGTGTGGATAAGCCCGAGGCCATAAAATCCGAATCCCGGCAAAAACTTGTAATGGACGAAATACTGAATCTTTCGCCTTCTTTCGTCGTCCTCTTTATAATTTCGTCTAATGGCAAGTATCTGTCCATTATCCTCACTAACCGTAACAACGTAAGGAACTTTAATTCCTGTTGGTTCACCATCTTCCCCCAGATCTTCAAAACCCGGCAGATCCAAATTAACGTGGCACTCCAACAACGTACATTCATAATCTAAATTGCTGGGCTCAACACCACTTAACTTGTCCATCTCATCCAATACTTCATTGGAACCAGACTGAGACGGCAATACCGGAATGTCACGATAAAAACCCATGACCTGACGAATACGTAGGTCATTCATAGACATCTTCACAACCTGTGTGATGTTCTCACATGAATCAAGGTCCGTGGCCCCATAAGGAACCACAATGTCCTCCGCCGGAACAAACTTGCTTACCGCACGATCAATCGCCTCATCAAAGTACACTTTCTTAAAAGTAGACCCCGCCAAAGGCAAATAAAACAACATCTGATCAAATTCAGGCGTGTACTCCTCCATCACGTTAGTAATGTAGTAGTTCATAAACTCCTTTACACGATACGCCTGCGCCTCATTCTCCTTCGTCTTCTCCCCCACCACCGTAGTGCGAACAGGACCCGAAGGCGGCAGAAGCTCATTAAACGCCTGCGCCTGAAACTGCGTGGCCGCCTCCGCTAACAACGGATGCGTTACACCCGTCGCTCCACGAAACGGCATCGTGCGCTCTTCATAGTTATACCCCAAAAGCTCCAAACCCTTGGAATACGCATCTTCCCACTCAGAACGCGAAGACTTGTTGGCCTCAAAATCACCTAGTAAACCTGAAGCCAACTCACCAAGCTCTCTATCGCCCAACTCCTCTGCCAAGTTAGCATTGAAATCGCCACCGCCAGCACCAACCACGGCCAACGGATCAAGGTCAATAATGACTCCCCCATCTTCTTGCTCCTCAATTTCAATGCCTTCAGGCAATACGTCATTGACAGAACCCACAAAAGTGCCGGGAGCCGCGATCTCTATATCAAGCTCCATCTCGGCTTCATCAATTTCCGGCCCCGCCGTGCTGTCCATCAAGGACGAAAGAAGTGCTTTATCGTCACCGTTTGCCATAAATAACCCTTAGAGTTTCAGCACTATTCTATCACGGCGTACATTTAACCGTAGATGTGCCGTCCGCATTGTTGGTGATCGTGCAGCTAAGTTGAGGAACACTGTCCATAATGTTCTGAACAGCCGTGTTGTAATCTGCCCAGACCGTGCCCATAAGATCATTATTACCTTGATCCAAAGTCAACATGGTCCCATAACCTTCAATCGCAACATTCGACACACCCGTAATCCCAGCCGTGCCAAGGTCCACCGTAGAATCCAAGCCCGCAGTGCCCAACGTCACCGTAGAATCCAAGCCCGCAGTGCCCAACGTCGTAGAAGCATCCAAGCCTGCCGTGCCAAGGTCCACGGCACCTGTAATTCCTGCCGTGCCTAACGTTACCGCAGTATTTAAACCAGCCGTTCCTAACGTTGTAGAAGCATCCAAGCCAGCATTACCTAAATCAACAAGACCCGTGATCGCCGCTCCAGAAATGGCTACATTAGAATCAAAACCCGCCGAGCCCAAATTACCTAGCTCCGTCATACCCGTAGTGCCCAACGTCACCAAACCATCAACAAAAGCAGAATAATCCACGTTGCCCGCCGAATTCATACCGGCCACCGCAACGTCCCCCGTAATCTGATTTGCGTCAACAAAAGCACCATACAAAGCTTGATTAGATTCCGCTGTCGCCGCTACCCGCGCAAGGCTGACATCCGCATTATATTTGGCCATCGTCTTGGCCGAATCTGACTGCATCCACATCATGCCTAAACTGGTCACAGGAGTAGCCAAAATTGACGCCCATTGAAGCGCCTGAGACTGTTGCGGAACAGGTGTCACCGAAGGGGTCTGAGTCAACGCCAAAGCCATCACCGCCGCACTAGCCGCTTGCCCGTCTCCCGCAGCAGCAATCTTGGACAACGCGTCAAATTTAGCCTGAGAAGCCGCCGCGTTAGCTTGAGCCGCCGCCTGCACCGCTTCGTAATATTGAGAAGTGCTTGAAGAACAACCAGTTACCGCTATCGCACACAACAATCCAAGAACAAATTTCATGCGTTATCTCCTAATATAGGGGGTGTACGCGCCAACACCGCGCTTGATATCAGATACATTAAACATGTTTCTCGCCACAGGGACAAGGCTCCCCACGCCGCCGCCCATGGCGTAGTTTTTAACGGCGGCCTCTGATTCGCGCTCTTGTCGCTCTTCTACCCGCTCTTGGTTCTGCTCCGGAAGCTCTTCGTTATATTCTTGCAGCTCTTCGTACTGATTTAAAAGCTTGATAGCAGGAGATTCTTTTATACGAGCGCGAATGTACTGATCTTTGTATTCATGAAAGCCTTGGCGCGTGGACCGTGCTCCACGATCCCATTCCTCTCCAAATATCTTTGCACCGATGCCGTATTCCGGATTGTCTCTTTCAAAGCGCAAATCGTAACGAAAAAAGTCTAGCGCCTCAGATCCTTTTCTTTCCCCTAAAGTGGTATCGAATTCACTTTTATAGCTGGTGTTAAGCATGTCAAACAATTGCCGCTCATCTAACGCGGTCAAAAAATCGGCAATCCGGTTTTGTCTTTCCGATAATTCAGGAAAGTTTTTATGCCGATATTCGTGAGCGTAAGTTACGGGGTTTGCATGTCTGTCAATGGCGCTTACGGTCCCCATTTCTGGGGTTATGGTCGAAACACCAAGGGCACCGGGGTTTGTTTCATAAAAAATACGTTTGAGACGTTTGTCTAGAAAAGTGCCCTCGGGATATTCTTCGGTTGAGGTAAGTTCAAAGCCCCTTAAACCGTCGTAGCCGGGGGCGGCGTCAGGTAACCCATAATAACGGGCAATAGACGGGTCTATGTCTGCCGCATAATTGCTTTGAGCGGCGACTTCAATAGCAAACTCATTATCAAAAGCTTCGTCGCGTAAACGCTGGCGTTCTAAAGCTTCTAAAAAAGCAGGCTCTTGCTCTACTTTCCCGCCCTCGGCATATCCGCTGGGATCATCAGTGTTTACTTGCCCTTTTTCCACCAAATCTAAAATCATTATTTCTGCTTGGTTTTTGTCTTTTGCAGGCAAGTTGTAACCAATGTCATTGTTTTCTAAGTCCATTCGCCTAGAAACAATAGGGCCCCCAGCAATCGGACGAAACTCTCTTGCATCCGCAAAAAATTTGGCTAACTCTGGCGTATCTGTTTTAGAGGCCAACCACCCTAAAGCTACGTGACGTGCCGCGTCACGCTTGGAAGGAGACAACCCATAACGCTCACCAATAGAAGACGCCCAATCGGTGTCCTTTTGAGAAATACCTAAGTAGCTTGCAACGCCTTCTTCTAAACCGTCACTTAAAATCGCCTTAAATAACGTTTTTATGCCTTTATCGGAAACTGCGCCACCTTCGTTATATTGCCCCGCTCGCATGGCGGTAGCATGTCTTTGCGTAGGGTCACGGAAATAACCGCCTTCCGCGATAACCGTACCGCTTTTATCCGGGCCTACGTTGCCGGAGCCAGTAGCAGGCTTGATGTTTTTACGAAGATACTTGAGGATGTGTTCGGGTATAGATTTATCGGTAAGTCGTTCACTTACCTCGTTTGCCAATAAAGTCGCAATTCCTAAAGGTGTTGGGTTGGTTGCTACTTTAATCCCGCCTAATATTTTACCCG